AAGGTTCGTGTAAATCGCCTACGACTAAGACATTACGTACTTTGTCTTTACGCATACGTTGGATAACTTCTATTTCGTTTGGTTTAAGTCTGTATCTATTACTTCTTTCCACTATCAGCAATACCTTGACCAATTACAAGTGATACCCCTGCGTAGAAAATTGTCTGTGCAGTTTCTGCGTCTACACCTAAATACTTTACTATCAAAGGAATTACGATACTACCTATTGCGTACCAGAATTTCTTTGATTTGAACATTGTTAATAAAAGCCAATTTTTCATAGTTAAAATTTTTAGTTAATAAATTAGTTATAAGTCCATATAACATTTTGGTCTTTGCTAACGTCTACGTCACAGTGTATGAACTTAGACTTAGCGTTTATTCCTATCCTGTTTATTCCTACTTTCATTAAAGCGTTTACTATTAAATATAATTGCCTACTTCCTTTGTATGCAATATCAACTGCTAGACCTTTTAAATGTGCAGAATCTGAAACGCCACCCACCCTACGATTTGTCGCTTCACTTCGCCAACCTGAAGTAATAACGAAAGGTGTGCCTGCTTCTTGACGTGCTTGGTCTAATAATTCAACGAAGTGTTTATTCATATTAAATCCTGAATTTGGTATAGATTTGTCTGCAAATTCTGATATGTCAAAGTAGTTAAAAGGCATATTAAAGTGTTTTGTTAAAATTCATTTTAAGCACGTTTTGGTGCGTTCTAAGGCATTTTGTAGTTTCTGTAATATATACACACCTTTTTGAAAAGATGTTAGTTTTACTAGATATAAAATTTTTGTAATTTAACATAATAAAATTATCAAAAAAATGTGTTATAAATAAAATATTCCATAGATTTTTGTGCCTTTTACGTCTTTAATAAGTTTACGTTCCTTAATAGGTTTTTCGTTTTTTAAAAGGTCTTTATTGTATTTGGGGTTTTTACTATTTAGCTTACGTTTCTTCATTAGCATTTTTTACACCAACCAATACATACTTTTTTGTTAGTTATTTTGTATAATATATTGCAAATTATTTTTTTCATTTCTTCTTTTCAAATTTTATAAATTTATAAATAGTGAACGTAATAGCTAACACTAAAGATACTAGCGTTAGAATTTCGTTACAATCTGTAATACTAAATCCTATTGCTGAGCCGTTTGCTAGGGCTACCTGTATGCTGTCTTTCATTTCTTTCATTTGTTTGTTTTTGCAAATATCCTTTCAAAGCAGTTTCGTTTTTTAATTTTGGTTTATAATGTCCTCGTTTCATTATCGTAAATCAGGTGTTAAGAAGTCATCAATACTAATACCACCCTGTTTATCTCTTTCTGTTTCTACGTTTATTCCTGAATAATAAGCGTTGGTATCAGGGTCTACGTCTGCACCTGTGTTGGTGTTGTATTCAGGATAGCTAGACGTATTATGTTTTATATAGTTTATAAGTCTTTCAGTATAGAACTCAGCAGTATTTCTAATTTCTTCACGCAGTCCTTGTGCTTCTGTTTCACTTATAGGATTTGAATTTTCTGCAGTTTTAGTAACTACGTTGTTATTCATTATTTTAAACCTTAGAAAAGGCAACGCTTCGTAAAAACTCCAGTGTACTAAAGCGTCTTGTATATAATCATCTACTAAAGTCTGATAAACACCTGCTAAAGAACCACCTGAAATATCTGACTGAAGTTTAGCAAACAGATCAGTACCTAACTTTGTTTCAATATACTTCTTTTGTGCGACTTTTATATAAGGTAAAATATATTCAACGTCTACTGAATTTCCTATTGCAGTAGAATCTTTTAATTTGTTTTCTGATATGAATAATATATAGTTCGCCATAATTTTATTTATTTACAAATCCTTTTTTAGGCATACGCTTAGGTGGTTTTGCTACTTCACTTGGATTCTTTTTAGCCGTGAAACCTTCTGACCTAGCTTTCGTATAACCTATAAGTTCTGCGTCATCTATTTTTGTACTTACGTCAATTCCTAACTGTGTTTTATATATTTGTCTTAGCCAAAAATGGTGACAGTTACCGCCCCCTTTATATTTGAAGACATCATAAGTATTTGCACCTTTTAACCCCCAACCTTTATTGACAGGTCTATTGCTTAAACTATGTGCTTGACCACCGTCTTCTTTTGGTGCTATGTCTTCTTTACGATATAATTTATTTGCTGATAACATTCTTTTGCAAAACGACCTACTATTGCCTGATTTTTTTCTTTTAAGAAAATCGTCTTCTGCATATACATACCTTACACGAAAATAATCATAAGTCTTTTTTGATATTCCGTCTTGTTCGCTTGGGTTATCAGGTTTTGCTTGACCTGTACTAGCTAGTTCAACTCGTTCTGTAGCTATTTTATTAAGTTCGGTTTCAAAATCAAATTCTGAATCTTCACCTTCTGCGTCTTCTTCGTGTACTAATTCCCATTCTTCAGGTATTTCTTCACCGTGTTCTTCTAAAAAAAAGTCTAGTTCGTCTTTTTCTTCTGACATATTATATCTGTCTTCTTCTTCAACAGTAAAGTCTTCGTCTTCTAACGGTGCAAGACCTAGTTCTTCACGTATTTCGTCTTGTGTCATAACCTCTTTCATATCTTCAACAGTAAACTTACTTGTAATAGGTTTAAATTGTTGTATAGAAATAGGTAAATTAATATCGTTTATGTCTAATATCTTTTTAAAGCAATTAAGCAAGTGTTCTTGAAAAGGTTTAACTACTGCGTTAGCATATATTTCGTATGCTTCTGTCATTTCTTGTGCGTTATTACCAAGACCTGAATCTGAACGTATACCCATTAACATAGGACTAGTAACTCTATGTGCAGTAAGTATGTTTTGAACTAATAATTCTTGTAAAGCTAGATACTGCTTGTCTGCGTTGCTTACTGCTATTGGTGTTATTTCAGGTGTTCTGTTTTTATCGTCTGAGAATGTCAATACAAACTTACCACTTGCTTTTGCACCTGTAAATTTCTTTGCTAAACTACGTTCTATTTGTAATCTTTCTTCTTGACTTGGAACTCCATTTGCAAAACTAATAAAGTATGATCCTGAGAATCCGTTTTGTATATTAGATAAATGAAATTCTGCTACCTTTTGGTCTATCATAGCCCAGTTACAACCTGAAACGTAATCAGGTGTCTTATAAAGGTGCATAGAAGGACTATAAAGACCGTCATATATTATCTGACTTGCGTCTGCTCTATTATTCATATTAAAAGCAGGTACAGGAAGTGGTGGGTTCTTTCTAATATTAGACCAATCTGCACTTACAAAATATGTATCTATTTGTCCTAGTTCGTTTGGTATTCCTATTCTTATGCGTTCTACAGGTATATGGTGTACTTCAGCAATTCTTGTCTTGTCTTTTGACCATATCACGTTTAAAGCGTACGCACCCTGTAGCTTAAAGTCAAAAGCACACTTCTTAAATACTTCGTGCATAGTTTCACTAGAATTTGCACCTGATAAGAATTTTTTAAGTCTTACATAAGCGTCTAGATTTTCGCTATCTTCTACTATAAAACTTTCACCTGCTATCATATCACTTGTAGCATTTACAATAGCGGCGTGTGTACTTGAATTGTAGTAAAGGTCTATAAGAAACTGAGGATATAAGTTAGACCAATCTTCTGTGCCGTACTCTATCCATTTTTTACCCATAGCTTCACGTACTATCGGTGCAGTTTGTGTTTCTAAGTTTATATTTAATATATTTTCCATTAAGATAAATTGTTAAAATAAGTATTCAATTTAGACCTTTCGCCAGAAGTTAGACCCTGACTAGTAATTACAAGTTCTGCTATATAACAACCGTCACCACCTTTTAAATTATCTACAGACCAATTTCTAAGTGGTGTTGCTAAGTCTACTGATTCACCGTTTTGTGTGCCGTTTAACCAACTTGTAACTGCGTCATCACCGTCACGTTCTAACCCCATATTGTACCAAGTGTCTTCTGCAAGTTCTGTTTCAGAATGAAACGTAAAATTTTGTGCAGTAGAACCCCCTATTTTTATTCTTATACCTTCTGTATTTTGTATTCGCCAAAAGTTATTTCCTGCGTCATCATCTTCAACTAATACC